CAGAATATGTTGAGAAACATGGTTTAGCAAAAGCAATAGACAATTACCAAGAGGCAAGACAATCGTACTATGAAAAATTAAGTACATTTGAAACATTTGGTAGAGGTTGGACTAGACGAGTTGATGAAACAACTCAATTAGCTAAAACAATGCTTAGCTGAGAGGCAGACCGTATAGAACGGATAGAGTCAGAAAAAGACTATATTAACGATTTATATACGAGAAAAGGCATTTAAGACTTGCCAAACTAGTGTGAGTATTATATAATAGTGAGAATGAAAAAAGGAGAATATTATGGCATTTAATTTTGTAGAACTGGATAAAGACAAACTTCCTAAAACAAAAGGTAAGCGTATTGATGGTATGAGGTTTTATGATGTAGATGGTCATAACTATCCTTCAGTTACAACAGTTTTAGGTTACAATACTGGTGACGGTATTAAAAAATGGCGTGAGTCAATTGGTGAAGATGTTGCTAATTATGAAATGCGTAGAGCGGCTGCTCGTGGTAAAGCCACACACAATTTAATCGAACAATATATTAAGGCAGAAACTCCTAGTGAGAGAGCTGTATTACCTTTAGGTCTATTCAGACTTATTAAACCATATGTTGACCAGATTAGTAATGTACATTTGTTAGAAGCAATTATGTATAGTAAACAATTAACACTTGCAGGTCAAGTTGATTGTGTTGCAGAATATAATGGCAAATTGTCAGTAATAGATTTCAAAACCTCTAACAAGTATAAACAGGAAGATTGGGTACAAAGTTACTTTATGCAATGTACAGCCTATGCTATTATGTACGAAGAGCTATTCGGAAAACCCATAGAACAAATTGTTGTCCTTATTGCTTGTGAAGATGGCACGGCACAGACTTTTATAAAAGAGAAAAAAGATTTTGTCGCACCATTGAAAGAGCAGATACAAGGTTTTTATAAATATTATGAAGACTTAAACAAAGATAAAATCAAAGATTAATCAGGCCGTTAAGTCAGAAAGAGAAAGTAATGATTAAATTACTACTTGCGGCTGTTATAATAGGAATAACTAGTATAGCATACGCAGACCATAAACCTACAACCGAATTTGATGGTTTAGGTTGGTCACAATTACCGACAATTTGTGGAACAACAGAAGCGGTAAACGAATATCTTGAGCATAATAAATTCATATTAGAATCTGTATCAGTTGGAAAAGAAAACGCAAACGCTGAGGGAAGTCCTGTTTACATTGTAACATATTATATCAATGAGGCAAGAGACCAATCAATGTCAGTAATAACGGCACCATCTGGTTTAGAAAGTTGTATGTTATACAGGTCATTTGATTTGTCATATCCAGGTATGACATTATAAGAATTAGTCGTTGACGACAATTATGGTAGGTAGACTGGACGAGGGTGCAAATCCCTCCACCTCCACCATAACTACTCTTACGAAGCATAGTCCATGGACGGATAGAGTAGTTATGGGGGGTGTGGTAGGTTCGACAGGTGCTGAGAAAATTGTAAGAGATTAATAGGTGGCAACCTTTCATGCTAATTAAACGCAAACGATAATAGTTTTGCATTAGCAGCTTAGGCTGTTTAGGGTTTGCCGGTACCTCGTAACAGAAACCGGCACTTTTTTGAGAGGAAAGTAAAATGGAAATGTTTTTTTTCGTAACGGCAATGATTATGAATGTCGAAACAACAGATATTACACCAAAATACAATCAAAGTGTTTTCTTTAAAAATAAAATTAATTGTGAGGTGTATGTACAACAAAATTATACCACTTTAATGAATGGTTTACAAATATACCTAGACCAACAAGGTGATTCAGGTGTAGTAGAGAATATAGGTTGTACAGCTTTATCTAAAAAAGACTTAGAAAAAATGTTTGAAGAACAAAAGAGAAAAGAAAACACAATATCTACCTAGGCTTGACTTTTAATTATAATATGGTATAATGATTAGATGAATAGTAAAGAATTTAGTAATAAAATTGAATTGTTATCAAAACAAAAAAGATGTTCTTACATGGACGCCATACTAGAATTTTGTAAAGAAAATGAACTAGACCCTGGCACAGTAGGTAATCTTATCTCAAAATCACTTAAAGAAAAAATTAAAGCAGAGGCAGTAGGTTTAAAACTACTCAAAGGTTCTGCTAGTATGCCACAAGGAAAATTACCAGTATGAGGTATAATTTACATGACTTCTTTAAATGGGTAAAAGGTACAAAATTAGTAGAACTAGATGACATAGATGTATCTGAAGACCCGGTAAGACCAGAACTAACTTTAGGTTTTAGAATTACAAATGGTAGAAAGATATTTGGTTTACAATATGATAATAATATTGAGGCAATAGTTTGTGTAGCATTTTGTCCTGAAGTACCATTTACTGTTAGAGAAATGGATTATATGTCAAGAGTAGAAAACGGTGACATTGCCATTGCATATACAGTTTGGTCAAGAAAAAGAGGTGCAGGTAGAGAAATAATTAATAAATTAAGAGATTGGGTAATAGAAAAAAATTATAAAAGATTGTTAACACTATCACCATTAACACCAATGGCAACACATTTTCATATTAGTAATGGTGCTAAACAGATACATATAAATGAGGAAACACAAAACTTTGAATATAAAATTTAAGTATGTATGGTGGATTTGAAGTATATAAAACTTACTTGGCCGTTAAGCTACATTTTACTTCGGCTTCATATGATTATATTAAGTATGAGGGTAAAATCAATGCGAAACTGGATACATTTACAAGTAGGAATGATAGGTACTTCTTTCACAAACTTAGCACAAGGTATAAACAAGATGAAATATTGGATTTCTTTGTTGCCAATTTTGCAAAAGATGATAAGAAATGGGTAAAAAGTTTATTAGAAAATGATGGCAAAGGGAACTATTTGGAGTATAAAAAGTACCAAGACGCAGTTGGTTATCATTTTAGGAACGATTGCTCATCACTTGCTAATTGGTTTAGCAGCCGTAGTGTTCGGTTTAATGATGGCTTTCTCGTATCTGGCGGACAACATCCACCAGTTTTGCGTTTACTTATTCAAAGGAAAATTAATATCCAGACCGCCATCATTCTTGATTCAATTTTATCGTATAGTAAAAATTGGTCTAAAGATATTTCTGAAAGAGTTGTCTGGCCTAAAATCGCATTTAAGATGGCCAAGTTAAAAGGTTTTATAAAGTATAATGAAACAGAATGTAAAATGATAATGAAAGAAGTATGGACGAAAAGTTAACAACAAAACAAAATTATCGTTTAGATAAAATAGAAAAGAAGATTGATAAACTAGATAAAAAACTAGATAAACATATACAAGATATATGGACAGTTTATGAACCTATAAAAAAGATACTAGAGAAGTTAGAACGATTTAAATTATGGTAAAATACTTTGATGAAGAATGGCCAAAAGAAGAAGAAATACTAAACATTGGCATGAAGATGTCGAAACAAAACAAAAGAGATAGAATGAAAAGAGTTTTTTTAATTGGTAACGGTACAAGTAGAAAAGATTTTGATTTAGAAAAGTTAAGACCTTTCGGTAAGATATATGCCTGTAATGCCATTTACAGAGATGGTTTTAGACCAGATGTTTTAGTTGCAGTTGACCATGGTATTATGCACGAAATCTATAATAATGGTGTTGCAGATGAAATACCATGTTACTTTAGAGATTGGACAAGAGTACCAGAAGCTCATTATGAGATGATGAAATGGGCAGGTCTTAATTTGGATGAGAGAAAAAAAGTAAAAGAATTTTATGATGATATAAATGAAAATGAAAAAGGCGATAGAAAAGAATTTGTAATGCACGGCATGAATATGCAAGGTAAAATTAGTGTAATTAGAAGATATGAAAATAAACCAGGCGACCCCGAAAACAATAGAAAAATTATTAAAAAAGAAATAGACCATTCAGACTGCCGTATTAGTTGGGTACATGACGGTGATAAGGCACACAATATTACAGACTTCTATAAAGAAAAAACAAACTTTAAAAAAGATAGAGGGTGGGCAGCTGGGCCTACTAGTGGTATGATTGCATTAGTAAATGAAGAACCAGACGAGATATATTTGATTGGTCACGATATAAAGAGTAATGACAATCATGTAAATAATCTATTTGCAGGTACTAAACATTATGTAGCACCTGAAAATGCACCTACTCCTGGTGTCAATTGGGAACAACAATGGTGTAATTTAATTAAAGAGTTTCCGAGAACAAAGTTTATAAAGGTAAACCCTAACGCAGACAGAGGTCCAGATAATGTATCTCAACCTGTCAAATTGTGGTCTATCTTTGTAGGCAAAAATGTTTTCTATACAGATTATCCTGGTCTTGCCAAAATGGTAGGACTATGATATATTAATAATATGCGTAACAAATATAAAATTGCAAGTTTATATTTCTTTCTGGCTGAACATAGCTTAAGAGGGCTAAAGGCATGGGCATGGAGGGTTATGGCCGTATGGCTGAAGACACCATGTTTAGTTTTGAGTAGGGACCTATCTAAAATCAGATTGGACTCTTCCTGGAAGA